CTCATACTTTTGGTTTTTAAAATTTTCATAGTTTTTATTATATAATGAATAATCATCTTCATTATTTTCATTAACCCATGACTTTGGGAATGAGTCAATTAAAAATTGTGTAAATTTAACATTATCACCACTTATTCTTGACTCCCTGCAAAGGAAAAATTTCGGATCAATGTGCTCGATTTTCTTGTTGTAATCGCTCAAAATAACAACTTGCATCCATTCAAAAGCTTTATAACACGAAAATTTACGACATCGATTACAAATCACATCTTTCATAATTGTTGTGCATTTCTGAGAATTTAAAAATCTTTTAATTATTTCAACCTCTTCACTTTCTAAGAAATAATCGTTTTTACAGATTGCATTTGCAATTCTATAGTTATTGATTTTATCAACCCCCGAAACTTCTGAAAATTTTGATGCTATTGCATCTTTTAAACTATTTACCCCACTACTTAACAATAACTTGTCATAAGAACCTTTAACATTCCTTAGTAAGTAATTATCATTTTCACCAAAAATATAACGTTTCAAATTTTTGAAAATTGTAGATGGTAGCTCTAGTAGGAAAACAAAAATTTTTTTGTAAAAACTTACGTCAATATTTAAGCCAACTAAGAATATTTTTATAGCATTTTCAAATTCTGTTTGAACCACATTAATATTGCACATATTGTAAAAAAGAACTGTTAATAATAAGTCATTAAATTCGATTGTGCTTTTATCAATTCCTTCAATTACTGTGTTATCTCCAATAACTAACCCAGTAGATATCAATTTATATTTATTTGCAATATCCTTTATACTTTCATTCTCAAAAGAGTTTGTGATTAATTTATAAAAAATATCAGATCTCAAGCAAGAATGTCTGCATTTTTTTAAAGCCTCCTCTATTCTCCCTTCACTTTCATTTAAAAGATTGTCTCCTGTGAACAAAGAAGTCCATTGTACAATTCTCACCGATGATCTTAAAATGCCATTAGGTAAATGCCAAGGTATGTCTTGTTTCAAATTTATGTTAATAGAATACATTACACCATAGACATAAGATGATGCATTTTTTTCAAACGTCCAGGTAAAGAATTTGTCCCCAACATTTATTATTCTTGTTACATACCACTGCATAACTTTCTTTGAGCTTATAGGGTATGGTCTACTTTTGGTAACACCATCTGTGTTTAAAAAATGCATAACATAATCGTTTTTATAATTCGCATATCTATATTTCCAATCTGTAGCGTGTTCTTTTATCATTTTTTCTGTGAAGTCTTTTCCTCTCAAGAAAAAATTTTCATCAGTTAAACCTGATTCATTATTTAATTTGATAAGCTGGTAAACCCTATCTTCTGACATAATTTCACCTGGGTCATAACATAATTCTGGTGGTAACCATCCAAAGAAATTACAATGATTAATATTTGTACCCACCATAATCTTAGCCATTTCAAAAGGCGTTATATTGGGCACAATATCCACTAAAAGCAACTCTGGTGATCTAAGCC